AAATGTTAGGTGTAGCAGGAACAGCTTTATTAGGATTTACTGTTATATTAGCAGGTATTGGTGCTATAATGATGAGTGGTGTAGGAGCAGTGGCAATATTAGCGGGTGCAGGTGCATTTGTTATTATGGCAGGTGCATTGTGGGTGTTAGGTAAAGCATTACAAGAAATTGAAAAACCAATGGGATCATTATCAACGAGTATAATAACTTTATCCTCAATTGCAGATATTATGCCAGCAATAGGTAAAGGATTTGCTTCAATGGGATTAGGATTATTAGGTTTAGCAGGTGGGTTATTAGCAATAACACCATTCTTACCAGTATTAGCAGCAGTGACTAAATTGGGTGAAATAAATGCTACGACTACTACATCAGCAGGAGCAACAACTAACAAAGATAGTATAATTTCTGACAAACTGGATATTATAATCGATTTAATACGTGAAGGAGCTGATATTAGGCTAAACGATAAAAAAGTAGGTAGTTGGTTAGGAAATTTAAAATCATCTGTTGATGCATTAGAATAAGGGGTAAAAATGGATAATAATAGTAATATTTTAGATGCATATCAAATATATGTACAACCACAATATAAAAGTTTGTCTTCATTCGCACCAATCGATACTGATACAATGAATTTACAAATTAGATATGATGATTATAAAGATCAAAATATACCAAAAGTTTGGCATGGGGTAGATGAAAAATATTCATATCCTATACTTAACGACAGAGTTAAGGATGATACTAAAAGATATTCAAATTTTTTAAAAACTAAAGAAGGATTGTTATTTAATATCAAACAATCAGGTATGCAATTAACACAACCTAAATCTAGATTTGTTTCTTTACAAGGAACTAGACTATTTAATCCAATACAATTCGGGCTTAACATACCAGGAGCAGCAATCGGCACACACCTACCTCGTCATGGAATAATAGGACTTAATAAATCATATCAACAAATAACATCCAATGAAACATTATATGGAAATCGACTAATAGATATTTATTATGAATTAGGACATGATAGTAAAGTATCAGTCATCAGAGAACAATCTAAATTAGGTGAAATTTTAAATAAAACTAAAGATGTAATAAATAAAGTAAAAAGTTTTATTGGTATAGGATATAAAGGTACATTAATAAAAGAATTATCTGGTATAGGAGGTCCTAAATCTCTTTTTGGATTAGGTTGGACTGATATATATTCACAAACAGCAGGAATAGATCCAAGCACAGTAGATTTAGAATCATTTAATCCTAGCACAAATAAATATTCAGGTGATAGTAATTATGTAGATTTAATAGAGGATCCAGATTATAGTGATAACAAAGATATATCAGATTATTGGTATGGTCAACAAGGATATATACCTGGTACTGTAACACCGAATATTCAGAAATCTAGTAAAGTTGGTACTGTTATTAAAAGTGAAGATTCCAAATATTATAATGCATTAAAAAATACTGGCAAATATCGTTCTAAACCATTTAATAGTAAAACTGGTGAAATACCAAGTAAACGTGAAGATTATGTTAATATAGCAGGTGGTATATATTCTGAAACTAATATGCATCGTGAAGATACATACAGCATGCGTGAAACAACTGGTACTGATAGATTATATACAGATTCAAATAATAATGATGTTAATGATTTTATTGCATTAAAATTTACATTTGCTGACACAGATGAAATATTACAATTTCGTTCTACAATATCAGGTTTGTCAATGACATTTGCTCCTGAATGGAATACTAACGAATATATCGGAAGACCAGATAATGTTTATACGTATAAAGGAGTAAATAGATCTGTGACATTTAATTTTATTGTTGCAGCTGCATCTAAGGATGAAATGGAAACAATATATATAAAATTAAATAAATTATCTACTATGACAATGCCTAAATTTAATAGTGCAAATATCATGGAAGGTCCAATTATTAAATTAAAGATTGGTAATTTTATTAATGATGAACCAGGATATTTAAGTAATTTAGAATTTGGTATAGATGATGAATATGTGTGGGATATAACCACTCAGGAGCCAATGTATGTGAATGTAGGAATAGGATTTGAAATAATAGGTAATGTTACACCAGCTAGAGGGGATGTTGATAATCCAATATATTATTTTGGTGAAATAGTAAATAACAATGTATAATTATGAAAGATAGATATAAAAATTCAAAAGTGTTAAAAGATATTGATAGTAAACGCTATTATTCTACAACGATATATCCTGAAATAGATAAAAAAGTAAGTGATTTTTATATAATTTCTAGAAAGGGTGATCGATTGGACGCTCTGGCAAACAAATATTATCAGGATGTTACTAAATGGACAATAATAGCTCAAGCAAATCATATAGGTAAAGGAACTATGATTATACAACCTGGCTTACAAATTAGAATTCCAATTGTTATAAGTGAATTAGATAATGATCTAGAACAAATAAATGAGAACAGATAATGAGTTTATTTTTATCACCAGTTACGGGGTCGATCCGTGAAACATTAGATAAACGAAGTGAGTATTTGGAAACTAATCGAACAGGTTGGTTTAATAAGAAAACTCCGTGGATGAGAATGGTTTCATTAGCAGAAATTGATGGATCGTCAAACTTTAGAAAAAAATGGATTATGTTTGGAGGTTTAGCTAAGGATAATTTAATAAGATCAGGATATTCAGATTTATATAATTTATCTAATTCTTTATATAATGGTAAAACACAAACAGGTAATATTAATTTTGACAAAAGCAATATTAAAAATAGACCAATACCTGGTGTTACTCAAGTTTCTGTTAAAAATAAAAGTTCCATGGGTGCAGTTCGTGAAGCTACTATTGAATTCGTATGTTGGGATATGGGACAATTAAGTATTCTTGAACAATTATATATGACTCCTGGTATATCTATTATATTAGAATGGGGTTGGAGTATTGATATTGATGATGTTCCTGTAAATTATAATTTAACATCATATGTAGAAAATGATACTGATATTACATCACGAATTTCAAACAAAGTATTACAGAGTAAAGGACATTATGATGCAATGCAAGGTCCAATAGTTGATTTTAATTGGTCATTACGTGAAGATGGTGGTTATGATTGTTCTACGACTATTGTTAGTATGGCAGATACATTTTTAGCAATAGATATACATAGTAAATCAAGAAATTTAATGACTGAAACAGTAGATGATTCAACTGAACCAGCTTTAAATGAGAATATGGTAGCAACTTATAATTCTATAGTATATGATTTAGAAGGTAAAAAAGATGATATTCGCCTTGTTAAACAGGATGATAAAGTTTATGGTCAATTGATTAAAATTAACGCTAAAAAACAAAAAGGATCTTTCGATAAGGATTTGGAAGCTGTTGATGATACTTCGATATGGTCGAGACATAATGTAAATAAAAAAAATAATGTATATGTAACCTGGGGTTATATAGAAAATGAAATAATTAATAAAAATTTATGTTATTACACTAATAATAATAAAACTCTTAGACCTAGAGTTGATAGTAGTAATGTATTAATTAATTATCGAGAAAATATAATGTCATGTGATCCATATGTATGTATATTTCCAACCGCAAAATTAAATTTTACAGTAATTCCTAGTAAGATACGAAAAACATTAAGTACTGCTTTATTATTAAATAATCAATTTGGAGCATCAGCAGCAACCTTAATAGGTGGTATGAAACAATATGATGAATTTTATAAAATAGATGATAGCTTAAAAAAAGATTTTTTCTATGATGATATGAATAAAATTAAATTGAGTAAAATATTAGTAAATTTAAAATTTATATATGAAACGCATAAAAATGTGAATACTTTACATGAATTTTTACTTACATTATTAAATGGTATTAATGATGCTTGTGGTAAAATGTGGGATTTTAAGTTGATGATAGATGAACAAAACCCAGAAGTTATTTATGTAGCAGATGTAAAAACAGTAATATCTAAACAGTATATTGATCCATATGTATTTAAGATATATAATAAAAAAAGTTTAGTAAAGTCTGTATCTATGAGTACAGATGTAGATCAAAAATTAAAAACCATGATAATGTATGGTGTGAATAAATCAAAAGATCAACGAGATATAGGAACAGAATCAACATTAGGATATAAATTTTATGGTCGTAATATTAAAAATTTATCGTTTAAAGATATAAAACCGAATACAGATAAGTTACCAAATGGTAATTTAAATAATCAATTAGATAATGGTAAAGAATTTGGTAAAGAATTGTTATTAAGTTTACAAGATTCCATCGCTAATTTAATAAATAAAAGAACTCCTGATACTGTTGCTAAAGCAAAGATTGCATTAAATAAATATATTCTCGATGTAAATCTTAATTCAGATGAGAAAATGACCTCAGATAAAAAATTCGTTTCTTTACCTGTAAAACTTGATTTATCAATTGATGGATTATCTGGAATACGATTTGGTAATGCTATAGATATAGATTATAAACCAGAACGATATAAAAAATATTCATATTTTCAAATAACAAATGTATCACATACTATATCTAAAGATACTTGGAATACTGATTTAGAAACAATAATGAGAGTAGATTTAGAACAATTGGAGTTAGATTTAGAATGAAATATATACCTGGTAAAATAACTGATTATATTGAATCTATAAAAAGGACATATGGTAATGAGTATATGACCTTGGAAGGTTCTGAGTATATAGGATATTATCATATTATCGGAGATGATAAATATACTGGGGAATCACATGATAAAAATTCTGAAAAATTAATATTATATAATTCTGATAAAAATTTTGTTGAATACATAAATTTAAAAGAGTTATACTTGTTAGAAATTTATAAGGAACCAGTTTCTTATCAACCAATTTTAATACAAAAAGATTATGATAAAGGGTATTTTAATAGATATTTTCTTAAAAAAAGAAATGATATTTCCTTTTATATAGTTGAGATCAATAAAAAACAGTACGATTCATTAAATACAGAAGATTCTGGAATAAACGAAAAGTATTATTTTGCTATTGAGTTAAAATGGAAACTTACTGGTCCTGGATATGATATATATAATGATAATAATAAAATAGTTACATATGGAATCATTGATACAAATAGAAGAACAGTATACGGTAAAGAAAAAGAAATGCAAAATATAAAATCATATCTTGTAGATTATACTGAATTTGCAAGATTATAATTTGTTTTTCAATAATTTTTTTTATATATTAAAAATAAAATCATGATAATAAGAACAAATGAGGATGTTACACAATTTCTGTCAGATATAAATCAATTTGATATATTTATACATCCAATATTTTCTGATACTCATAAGCATTTTAAAAATAATAAATTATCATTATTATATGTGTATGCAATTAATAGTGATATTGAATATATATTAGTTTTTAATCATTTTGAAAATGATAATGTAGAATATGATATAAAAATATTAAATGAATTAAAGAATCAAAATGTATATTGTATAAATAAAAAAGAATTGTTATATGTATTAAATTTTGATAATATATATGATTTAAAATTATATAATTATTTACATACAAATAATAATGACGATGATGATTATGAAACTAATGCACATAATTTTGTATATAATAAATATTATAAATATAAAAATATAAATAATTTAGTTCCAATTATAAAACATTTAGAATATTGTACATCTATAAAAAATAAATATGTTGCAATGTTACCTATTGATATGGATAATGTATATACAATGTATAATAATGCGTTAAACGATTTTTATATAATCGAAAATAATGGTATATGTTATGATGATACATTATTTAGAAAATATTTTGATAATAAATATGTTAATCATGCAAATCCACAAAAATTATTACATAGTTGTTATAATTTAAATACATCTACAGGAAGACCTTCAAATAGTTTTGGTGGTATTAATTTTGCAGCATTGAATAAGTCTACAGGTGAACGGAAAATGATTGTTAGTAGATTTGATAATGGAGCATTAGTCGAACTCGATTTTAATGCATATCATTTACGTTTAATTGCAAAATTAACTAACTATAAATTCCCAGATAATATTAATGTACATGAGTATTTGGCTAAGTATTATTTTGATAAAGATATAATAACTCCCGAAGATTATAATAATTCTAAGACATTGACGTTTAGAGCATTATATAGTGGTTTTTTTAAAAAATACGACCACATTCCGTTCTATAAAATTGTAAACGAGTATATATATAATATATGGTCATTGTTTAAAGTTGACGGTTATATTAGTTCTATAAATAATAGAAAAATAAAAAAAGAATATTTTGATGACATAAATAAAACAAAACTCTTTAATTATTTAATACAGTTAACAGAAACGGAAGAAAACATAATAATTATTAAAAAGATAAATACTTATTTAAACAATAAGAATACTAAATTGATTCTATATACGTATGATAGTTTTTTGTTCGATGTTGATTTAAATGAAAATTTTAATGTAGTGGAAGAATTGGAAAATATAATAACAGAAACTTTTCCAGCAAGTATAAAAATAGGAAAAAACTATCAAGAATTAAAGAATAAAAAATAGGAATACTAATGGATATAACTAATTTAATAGACGATATTTTAAATGAATGGATATGGAGAATAAATACTCCAAACAAACCCGACATTCATAACCCAGAACATATATATCATTTACATGCAGCAATGAAAGAATTAGAATTGCCAATTGATTTTATCAATGAGTATATTAAAGAATTGACTATTAAATCTATAGACGAGAACAATGATGAATAACAGACAATTATTGTGTACATTCACAACCCAGAATTATATAATTACAACAATGAGATCTATATTAGCATCATTTGATATTATGTACGATCGAGTATATGTATTTGAATATAAAAATGATAAAGATAATTTGTTGTATACATATAATATTAAAAATGTAAAACCAAATATGCCATTTATTTCTAATACGATATCAATACATCGTAAAAAACAATCTAATACATTCTATACAATCAATGCATTAAATCTTTTAATTACTGATATTAATAATGGTGTGCTAGATAAAACATATAAATTGAATTGGGAGAATTACCAGGATATGGCTATTTTAACAAATAACGATGATTTAAGAAAAATTTCTTTAAATTTAAAAGAAGTATTTCATTTAAATAATAATGAAAATAATTTATAAAATAATGTGTTTTTAGAAATTTGGACATATATATATACAATAAGTATAACAATTAACAATTAACAATTAACAGATGAATATTAACATATTTTATAAAAATAGTATGGTTGAAAGTATGCAAATATATTTCAACTTTTTCTTTGATTTGTAAAATATTTTTAGTATATTATATATAATAATAATTAATAATTAACAATTAAAACAAGGAGTTTTTAGTATGGATTTAGAAGCCGTAAAAAAGAAATTAGCATCGTTGCAAACAAGTGTAAATAAGAATACTTATTTATGGAAGCCTGAACCAGGCGATAATGTAGTAAGAATCGTACCGTATCAATTTAACAAAGATAATCCATTTCAGGAGTTATATTTTTATTATAATTTAGGTAAAAGAAGTTATTTATCATTAGCAACATTTAATGAGCAAGACCCAATCGTAGAATTTAGTGAAGAATTAATGTCTACAGGTGTGAAAGAAGATTGGGTATTAGGTAAAAAATTACAACCAAAATTAAGAACCTATGTACCAGTTATAGTTCGTGGAAAAGAAAAAGAAGGCGTTAAATTTTGGGGATTTGGAAAAGAAATATATCAAGAAATTTTAAAGATAGTAGCAGATCCAGATTATGGTGATATTACTGATTTACAAAATGGTAGAGATGTAGTAGTAAATTATTTGACTCCTAAGGAAGCGAATAATAGTTATGGTAAAATAAGTATGAGAGTAAAACCGAATCAAACTGTTGCCACACAAGAAAAAGAAATAGCAGAAAAAATTCTTAACGAACAACCAAACATTAGTGATGTATTTAAAAAATATTCATATGATGAATTGAAAGATGTATTACAAAAATGGTTGAACCCAGAAGAAACAGACTCTAACGAAATGATTGAAAAAGCTAGAGCAAAATCACCCGAGAATACTACTGAAAATAATACTGCTAAACCAGTTTTTAAAGATGAATTCATTAAAGATATGAATGCACCAGTAAAAAATGAAAAGACTGATGATAATCCTTCAGCTGTTAAAAAAGCTGATGTAGAAGATAGTTTCGAATCATTATTTAATGAGAGCTAATATATGGCTAAGGTTCATGATTATGATGAGTTAGCAGAAATATTACAAAGTTCTGTAAATGAATCATTTAAAAAAAGAGACAAAGTTGCACATTTTTTGGACGATAATTCTACAGCCGCTTCTGAAGTTAAAGATTGGATATCAACCGGTTCTTCAGTATTAGATTTAGCAATTTCAAATAGAGTACGCAGTGGATTTCCATTGGGTCGAATTGTAGAAATTACTGGATTAGAAGCAAGTGGTAAAAGTTTGTTAGCGGCACATGTAGTAGCAGAAACCCAAAAGAAGGGTGGTATCGGTGTATACATAGATACTGAAGCAGCAGTGAGTCAAGATTTTATTAGTGCAATTGGTGTTAATCCGAAGAAAATGTTATATGTGCAATTAGAAGCATTGGAAGACATTTTCGAAACAATCGAAACTATTATAAATAAAATTCGCGAAGCTGATAAAGATAAATTAGTCACAATTGTTGTCGATTCTATAATGGGATCAACAACAAGAAAAGAATTAGAAGGTGATTATGATAAAGAAGGTTGGGCAACTGACAAGGCTATTATTATATCAAAAGCAATGCGAAAAATTACTAATTTAATAGCGCAAAAAAATATCTTAATGATATTTACAAATCAATTGCGTCAAAAATTAGGTGTTTCGTTTGGTGATCCTTATACGACTAGTGGTGGTAAAGCACTTGCATTTCATGCTAGTGTTAGATTACGTATGAAAGCTGCTGGTCAAATTAAAGCTAAAGTTAATGAGATTGAACAAACGGTTGGTATTAGAACAAAAGTTCAGGTTATTAAAAATAGAGTTGGTCCACCTTTAAGAACTGTTGCATTTGATATATACTTTGATAGTGGTATTGATGATACTGGTTCATGGTTACAAGTATTAAAAGATTATAGTTTAATTAAACAGGGTGGTGCTTGGTATACATATACTTACAATGATACTGATATTAAATTTCAATCAAAAGATTTTGCCAAAAAGTTAGATGAGCATGAGGGATTGAAAGATGAAATTTATGATAAAATAAGTAACATTATGATAATGAAATACCGATCCGATGACTTAGGAATAGACGACGTAGTAATTTCATCTGAACCTATACCAGATAATGAATAGACAGAAATATTTAAATATATTAAATAATTTAGAACAAAGTACATCGATTGATAAACATCTTAATTCAAGAATATTATTAATCGATGGGCTTAATTCTTTTATTCGCGCTTTTACTGTAAATCCTACGACAAGTGATAATGGAATACATGTTGGTGGTATAGCTGGATTTCTATTTACAATTGGTTACGCAATTAAAAATTTGAAACCCTCGAGAGTTGTAATTGTATTTGATGGACCTGGTGGTAGTGTTAAAAGATTAAAACTATTTCCTGATTATAAGGCAAATAGACGATCCAAACCAATTATATCGAAACAAGGATATTATTCAACACACGATGATGAACGAAAAGCTATGATGCAACAAATAAAACGATTGGCAGAATACTTAAAATTTCTACCAGTTCAAACTATTATTGCTAGAGATATAGAAGCAGATGATGCAATAGCTTATTTAGTTACTAATGATTTTAAAGATCATGAATCTATAATAATGTCTACAGATCAAGATTTTTTACAATTGGTTAGTGATAAGGTAAAAGTGTGGAGTCCTACTAAGAAAAAATTATATAATGTAGATGCCGTATATGATGAGTATGGTATATACCCACATAATTTTAACGTATATAAATCAATGATAGGTGATACTTCAGATAACATACCAGGTATCAAAGGAGTAGGTTTAAAAACTGTTAAAAAAAGATTAAATATTTTAACAGAAATTAATAATATTTCAGTTAATGATATATTTAATTATACACAGAAATTATATGATGAAGTAAATGATAAAGGTAAAAAAGTAAATAATTATAAAGTTTATGAAAATATTTTAAATAGTAAACAACAATTAGAGCTTAATTACAAATTAATTCAATTACAGGATGTTGATATATCTAAAGCAACTAAAATATTAATATCTAATCAAATAAAACAACCTATTAATCGTTTGATTAAATATCAAATATTAACATTAATTATCGAAGATAGAATAAATTTAGCTATAAAAAATCCGGATCTGTGGCTCCGACAAACTTTTTTAGAGTTAGACAAATTTGCCGAAGGATAAAAGTTACATGAGTAAAATTAATAAACTAAGTGATTTTGGTTATAATTTTCAAATTAAAATAATAATATCATTATTAACTGATATAAATTTTTTACAACAGATTATTGATATATTAGAATTAAGTTTTTTCGAATCTGAAGCCAATGCCTTAATAGTACAATACATCAAAGAATATTTCCAACAATATAAATCAGCTCCTTCAGCAGAAGTATTAGTTGTTAAGATTAAAGAATTGTCGGATCCAGTTTTAAAGGAATCTATAAAAGAAAATTTAAAAGCTGCATATAAACATATGAATGACGACGACCTACCATTCATTAAAGAAAAAACAGTTGAATTTTGTAAGAATCAAGTTTTAAAAGCAGCAATTAATGAATCGATAGATTTATTAGAACAAGGAAACTATGAGTCTATAAAAATGAAAATTGATATTGCTTCAAGAGCAGGTTTGGATAAAAACATTGGGCTCGAATATAAAACTGATATTGATATGCGATATGAAAGTACTGCTAGAAGTGTTGTTGGTACTGAGTGGCATGTTATTAATGATCTAATAGATGGTGGTTTAGGAAGAGGTGAATTAGGTATAATTGTAGGTGGTCCAGGTGCAGGTAAATCTTGGGCGTTAGTAGCATTAGGAGCAGCAGCATTAAAAGCTGGTTTAAAAGTATGTCATTATACTTTAGAATTAAGTGAAGTTTATGTTGGTATTCGTTATGATGCATTTTTTACAGGTATACCATCACAGAATGTAAAATATAATATTGATGAATTAAAAAGTAAATTAAAAGATGTTCCAGGTGAATTAATAATAAAAGATTATCCTGCAAGAATAGCTTCTGTAAATACTATAGCCGCACATTTTGAAAAAACAAAAATGTTACATGGTAAACCTGATATAGTTCTTGTAGATTATGCTGATTTATTAAAAGGAACTTCAGTTAATCGAAATCAACGAACAGATGAAATATTGGGAGATATTTACACAGAATTAAGAGCATTTGCACAAGAGCAGGATTTACCAGTTTGGACTGCGAGTCAAGCAAGAAGATGTCTTATTTTAGATACTTTAGTCGATCATGAAATTAAAGGTAAAATAAAAATTAAAAATTTAAATGAGGGTGATAAAATTTTAACTCATTTAGGTTACAAAAAAGTATTAAAAAAATATTCAATAACTTCACAAGGAGTTTATAAAATAAAGTTAAAAAGTGGTAAAGAAATAATTTGTTCTGCTAATCATGAATTTCCTGTTAAATATGGTAAACTTAAATCAATAAATACTGGAATACATGTTGGTGATAAATTATTTATTAAAAAAAGTAGTTAAAAATGTCATGCCGTCCATATGTATAATAAATGGAGTAATATATGAACATTATTAAAAATTTTTTTAATAGAAAAATGGTTAAAGAAACTGGTGTTATTGAAAATAATTTAAATGAGCATAGTATAAAACAATTAAATATTTTACTGATAGTATTAAAACCTTCGATGATAGGAAATAAGATTAATATGATATGTAATTTAATTAAATATAATATCGAGGGTGATTGGTTGGAACGTATAAATATGTCAATTAAATTAAAAAATGATTCCTCAAGTTTAAAATCATATATTATTAGATATGGAGAAAAAATAGGAACTAAATTATTTAATGAAAAACTTAAAAAAAGTACATTAACTAAAGAAACATATTTGAAAAATCATACGCT